ATGTGCGTCAACTTCCGCCCGCCTGATCCTGAGATGCTGGACGCCGTCATGGGCGTCATCATTGATCTGCACGACACTGGTTTCTGGCGCACCGAGACCTGGAAGGATTATGGCGCGCCAATCGTACGCCGCGGTGTCGACGGCAGTCGCGAAGGGCTGGTCGCAAACTACGCCTCCTATCCAATGAAATTCCAGAAGCGCGACTACGAGATCAGGAAGCAAAAGGCGCTGGCGCGCGGAGAGCCGGCGCCGAAGCCGAAATGGTACGACACGATGAACGCGCGTTCCGAGACGGTTGGTTCTTCGAACGAATACCGGACTGCTTGGTCGCAGGGCCAGCTCTGCCTGGTACCGATGACCGCCTTCTACGAACCCAGTCACGAAACCGGCAAGGCGGTCCGCTGGGGCATCGGCTTGGCCGACCACTCCATGTTCGCAGTCGCTGGCCTGTGGCGCACACGGGAAGGCGACAACGGCCCTGAGACGGCGTTTACGCAGTTGACGATCAACGCGGACGATCACCCTCTGATGCGGCGCTTCCATCGCAGCGAGGACGAGAAACGTTCCCTGGTGATCGTACCGCAGGCCGAGTGGGATGACTGGCTCAACTGCGCCGATCCGGAGTACGCACGCAGCTTCCTGCGCCACTACCCTGCTGAACTGATGCGTGCCTGGGAGTTCCCGGTACCGCCACGGGCAAAGAAATCGGAACCGGTGACGCCGGCGCCTGACTCACAGATGGGACTAATATGACCAACAAAATCGAAGAAGACAGGCCGCCACTGGATAGCCGTGTGCGCGCGAAAGGCGATCCAAACGGCCAGATCATGACGGTGCTCAATCCCGCGCTCGGCGAGCAGCACGACTGGGAAGGCGTGCGTAACGGGATCTACTGCGTCTGGTACGTCAACGGCGAGGAGCGCTTTGAGGTGTATCGGCCAGGCCAGCTGGTGGTGGTGGAGGGGCCACCGGATACGCACAAGCAGCAATGATCGCCTCAAGTTCCCCTTCGTAGGCTCGCCCACGCGGCCAATCGCGGCCGAGGGCTAAGATCTTTTCGCCGTCGCTGGCTGAGAGCTGCAGCTTGTCAAACTCATAGTTCGGCCGCACCGGCACGGACTCCTGCTTTACGCATGGTACTGGCATGGGCACATTGATCGTTTGCGTGACTGGAACCGGATGATCCGCCGCACAGCCCCCAGTCAGTGCCGCCGACATCAGCTGCAGGCAAAGAGTTCGTGTTTTCATCGTACCTTCTCCAATAGCTGATTCACGTAGGGCATGGCGTCCGCGCACGTCACCGCCTTGGCGCCGGCCAGTTGCTGCAGCGCCGCGTCGAAGCGCTGGCCGTTGATGGCGGCTTGCTGCTGGGCAGCCTGGCCGCGAGCCTTCGCGTCCTCGGATGCTCGGTACCAGGTCTGGATGGACCGGTTCTGATCGTCCACGCCGGCGCGCAACTGCGCGTTGACACCCTTCTCCGCCGCCAGGTCGACCAGCGCCTTGTCGCGTGCGGCGGCTGCCGTCCACCACAGCGCGCCGCCAGCGCCGCCACCGACCAGCAGGACCGCCAGCAGCACGAGGGTGGCCACCTTCCACAGCTGGCCGCTCAGTACGCCACCAGCGCTGGCCACCACATTGCCCAAGGCGCTCACAACGAAGCCCAGGCCGCAAAGTACTTTGCCGATCGCACCTGGAACACATTGCGCACGTGCTCACGGTTGATGTCACACGCCGACCGGCTGCCGTACAGCGGCTCACGCGACTTCAGGCAGTGCAGTTCTACGTTGCCGAACCACTGGCCAGGGTTGCAGCCGGTGGCGAGCGCGCACGCGCGGCGCTCGCGCTGCACACCGGCCGGGCCGCCGTTGTAGCCGGCGTCGCCAAACTCCAGCGCCGCCGGCGCCGCGCGGAACTGGCGCGCCGAGTCGCGCGACATCAGCACCAGCGCACGGAACTGCAGGTCCGGCCGTTGGTAGACAGTCGACCAGGACAGCGCGCCCAGCTCGCCGCCGTACTGGTCGCGCAGTCCGGCCAACGCGTCGAAGCGCACACTGCCGTCGGCACGATAGGCGCGCGTGATCTGGCCGACACCGGCGCCCTCCTCGCGCGCCGTCTTCAACTGCGCACCAGGGTTCCAGCAACCGCGCGATCGCAACGTGACGCACGACTCCTGCTCCACCAGGCTGGCCAGCAGCGCGGGGTGCGGGTGGTCCGGCCACAGCCGCTGCTGTTCCGCCTTCAGCAGCGGCAGGTATTTGGCGGCGCCGGCCGGTAGCTGCTCGGCGGCGTGCGCACGCGGCGAGAACACCATCAGTAGGCCAACCAGCAGGATGGATATTGCGATCAGCGCCAGGCCCGCGCCGGTGGGCTCTTTGCCAGCCATTTCGAACAGCTTGCTCATATCAGCCGATGGGTAATCCAGCAGCTTCTTACGCACCCAATGCGAGGCAGCCACGGCCCAAATACCCTGCAACATGGCCAGGCCACCCAGCGCGGTGGCCCAGCCGTTATCCGGGTCGGATGCAAAGGACGCCCACGCCGCCAGCAGCGTGCCGCCAAACAGGAATACCGCGCGGTGGCGGGTGATGTAGTTCCAGATCTCGTTCATTTGATACCTTTCATAGAGCCGTAGGCAGCAATGCCCACAATTGCAACGATGATGGCCTTCCAGACCACTCCCCAAACCCCGCGGCCCAGATCGCCGTAGAAGCGTTCTGCAACCTTGGTTTCCAACTGATCGACGATGGCATTCACGTCCGCATCACTCAACTTACGATCTTCTTCTGGCATGCCCGTCCTTTCGTTTAGGCGATAAAAAACCCGCCAAGGCGGGTCCGGTATTTATTGGGCGACTGGATTCGGCGCAGGATCGAGCGGCGACTCCTCGCCTGGTTGAGGCGTTGTCGCTGGATCGCCATAACGCCATCGCCAGGACGCCCAGCCGAACGCCTCGCCCCAATCTTCGATCAGATAGTCCGCAAAACAGCCGGCGCATTTCGCCCAGGCGGTGACCCAGTTGCCATCAGAATCGAAGACATCCACGTCGCCGCGTGGTTCATCGCCCATGCACATATTCGGCATATACCCTCCTTTCAAGATTCGACCATGACCATGCCAGGCGAGCAGGCTGGAACCGTCAGGGTTACGCTGGTGGTGGGCGGCACTGCCGCGCCGCCCTGGCCGCCGCCGTAGTTACCACCGGAGGAGTTCGGCACGCTATTGTCAGTGAGGGACCCATAGCCACCACCACCGGCGAAAGTCCCGGGACTCTGGGAAGGAGCAGTACTGTTGGCGTAGCCACCGGCACCACCACCACTACGGTCTCCTGGCGCTGTGCCGTTGGCGTTGCCGCCGCCAGAAGTTGCGTTCAGCAGCACGGACAGAAAATTGTTCGTCGATGCCTGCGCAGGCGTGCCGCCACCGACGCCCGTATAGTTCGGGCCGCCATTGGTCGCTGTATTGGTTGCTGGGGTGCTTGGACCGCCAAAGCCACCGCCACCGCTTGCGCCGTTCGTAGCTGTGCCGCTTCCACCACCGACACCCGCGCCTCCGCTGGCCGATGGGTTGCCGGTGGTAACGACAGCATCACCTGAGGCGAACCCTGCGCCCATGATTCCAACTGCACCACCGCCACTGGCACCCTTCCCACTACCGGCTCCGGATACATCTCCTGCTTTCCCGCCCTGCACGTTGAGATAGCCCCCGCTGGCAGTTCCGCCTTGCGGTCCAGTGAGCGTCGCAGTGCTTCCGACCGAGGCGAGGCCGCCAATGCCACCGTTCGCAGTCAGCGTCGGAATACCAGCGCCGAAGAAACTCGATGCACCACCGTCAGCGCCTTGGATAGCGCCTGATGCTCCGATTGCAAGGGTCGAGCTCGCGGCGGCGCCGGAGCCCTGGATATAGCTGTAGCTCTGACCCGCAATCAGAAAAACCATGCCGACGCAGTAACCAGCACCACTTGACCCGGTCGCACGGGCAGCACCACCGCTCACAGCCATACCCGCACGCGCGCTGCCGCCAACGAGCGTAATGCGGTGCCAAGCGGTTTTTTTGGCGACGTACGTGCCGGTACCGGTCAGCAGCATGGCGATCTGGAATGCGCCGTACAGCGCGGCCATGGCGGTGCCGTCGCCTTTCGTTATTGTTACCCGGAACTTGGTCGTGGTTTCCGCCCACACGTCGATCTCGTCACCTGCGGCGCACGTGAACGACAGTCCGCTTTGCACGCCCTTGATGATTAGATTGGCGCCTGCTGTGAGAGTTGGCGTACCGCCTACCAGTACTCGACGTCGTGCTCCTGCTTGTGGCGCCGCAGTAAAGCCAATAATTGCCGCCGCACCGATGAGCACCTCGTAATTGCCATTACCGCTCCAGACATCGACCATCGCAGCGCTGGCAACATCCGCGCCTTTCGCTTCATTGATCGCGCCGGTGCAGTTGCCGCCGGCAATGCCGCCAGCCGGCCCGAGCGGCCCCCGCTGCCCTACGACGGCCAGATTCCAGTCCGACACATCGCCGACACCATCGTACGAAGTGACGTTGATCGTCAGGCTGGTGCCGGCGTACGCTGCGACCTTGCCGTAGACCGCATTGGCAGAGTTAGAAGCGCTGACGGCCTTCATGTCCACGCCAGACTGGAACTGCTTACCCGCCTGAGTCAAAAAGACCATCGGACCGGTAGCGATGGTGTTCAGCGTCGAACTGGTGCCGACCAGGGCGGCGGCGGCGTTTGCTGCTGCAACGGCACTGGCGGCTGCCTCGCCCGCCTTTGTCGCCGAATTGCCAGCCTGGGTAGCAGCAGCATTCTTGCTGGCCAGCGCGCTGTCAGCGCTGGATGCGGCATCTCCCGCCTTGGTGCTCGCAACCACGGCACTCTGCGCCGCAGATACTTCCTTCGCGTTGACATTAGCCTCAAGCGCATTCGCTTCCGCGCCCCAAGCTGGGAGATCGGCCATGTACTTGCCGACAGCCTGATCGAAGTCAGCCTGCGCCATGGATGGATTTGGCAACCCATCCATCAGTTTCGTGATCGGCATTAAACAGTCCCTTCAATTTGTAGTGCCATTTTGGAATAGGTTTGACCCTCGATAACGTTCTTGAATGAAGAGAACTTCCCGCACAGGACAGTCGAACCAAAAGCCGTGGCGCCGATGTACACCATCGTGCGCTGGCGCGCGGCAGCAAGTTTTTCCTGCACGTAGTCAATCATCTCGTTATCGAGCACCACGTCAATTGACATCCGCTTCGAGAAGCCGCGCTCGGTGGTTTCGCTCGTACCATCGAAATTGAAACGCGTGGTGGAGTAGTCCTTGATGTCGGTACTGAGGCCATACTGGGAGAAGCCAACGTCCTCGATCGGACCAATACAGCACATGCCGCACTTCGCGATACCGCCTGGCTTTTTGATCTCGATCTTGACGCGGGTGTTGAAATACAGCGGCAGGCTCAACGTCAGGAACTGCGACTTGCGCCGGCGCCGCGTGAAAAGCCATCGATAAAAACTGCTGCCCGAGTTCGACACAAGCAAACTGGTCGTCTCATGCATGACCACGCCGGCTGCCGGGTCTGTCGAAGTGATGGTGACCTCTGTCGCGTCGACGTTGCCAAGGAAAATACCCTGGGCGATTGCCTTGGGCTCAACCTCCAGCACAATCGCTTCGGCGTATTCAGTCTGGGTATTGTTGTAGGAGTCGAGCATTTTCCAGCGATTGGTCGCACCAGAACCAACCCAATAGGCCTTGTCAGAAACGGGCCGGTTGAAGTTCTGCCCAGCGGTCGCGTTATGCACTCCAGACTGCGGCCCAGTTGTTGCGATGGCCGCACCACCCATCGTCGCACTGACGGACAACGTGTTCGTTGCTGGGGATACGATGTAGTAGACAACGTTAGGCAACAGGCCGCCAGGCAGTACGCCGGTGCTTTCAAACGACACCGGTGTTCCGGCAGCCTGCCCATGACCAGGCCAGGTAATCACACCAGGCGATCCAACCGAGATTGTCACGACAGCCCGTACGCCGACGGCAGACTCAAACAGCGCATGCGCAGCTGAATCCATCACCCTGTCACCAGCGGCATATACACGGGTCATGCTCTGCACGGGCGCGTCGTTCTCTGGAACGTTTGAACTGACAAACACACCGGGAGCGGACACCGGAATCGGATCTAATACGATCACGTAGTCACCTCCACTTCCTTGGTTGCAAGCGGCGTCTCGCCGTTGATCGCGCCATCGAGCGAATCTGCGGCATTCCTGGTGTTCTTTGCAATCGCGTACAGGTGCGATTCGACCATCGTGCGCAGCTGGCTGTTCTCCGCGCGTAGTGCGCGAATTTCGCCAATCAGCTCCGAGCTGTCGTATGCAGGATTGCGCAGCCGCGCCATCAGTTCGCGGTTATCCGCCGCCGGGATGATTCGCTCATCTTTGTGAATAAAGGCCGGCATGTCCTCAGGCACGGAATTCGTGCCGACGGCAAACGGGTGCAGTTTCTTGTACTCGTCGCTGCCTTTAAACGCCTGGGTGATCTGATCCCAGGTAAAGCCTGCTTTTAGCGACGCCTCCCATGCGTCGACGCCAGCAGCTTCGCCGGTACGCCCCAGCAGCGTCTTGTAGAGATCCTGAATACGCGCTTCATCAGAGCCCTTGATGGCGCCCACGACATCTACGCCCTTGGTCGCCTGGTTCTGCCAGTAGTCAATCTCCGTGCTCGTCGCGCTGCGCCCCAGGTACTGCTGATAAGCGACGGCAGTCTTCGACAGCGCGGCGGCGGCCGCATTCGCCATGGCTGCCTTGATGGAAGTGGCAAGCTCGGCAAGTGCCTGAGGAAGCGACACCAGTACAGTCGAAATTCCGTTGAGCAGGTCGACCTGATTTTTCGCGACGGCCAGCATGTCATCCAGCCGAGCAATTTCAGCCTTGTGCGCCTCGTCGAGCGCATCCTTCTGCGCCTGCAACGTTTTGAGCGATTGCTGTTCAATGGACAACTGCGTGTCGGTGTAGCCTGCCAAACCCGCGACGCTATTTTTGGTGCGGTACTGATCTCGCTGGTATTCCAGATAGGAGGAAAACTGATCCGATGCGTCCTTGCTGACCACCGACAAGGCGTTCTTCAACGCATCAGCGTCCGGTAGCGGGCCGCCTGCTCTAGCGATAGCAAGCGCTGTCTCAATCTGCGCCTGCGCGCTCTGACGATCAGACTTGTCATTGCCCGCCAGATTCATCGAATCGAGCGTCGAGTGCAATGCCTGCGACAGGCTCTGCAATTTGCTTACGGATGTGTTGACACGCTCGATGCTTGCCTGCACCGCAGCGGAAGCGGCTTGATATGCGTTATTGAGCAAATCCTTCTGACGATTCACCACGGCCTGCAAATTCGTATATGCCTGGTTGACATCGTTAAGGAGGCCTTGCCCGGCCTCCTTCAGCTTATCGAGCGCGTCCTTCGCTGCCTGCGCCGCAATCACCTGGTCGTACAGCGCCAGGTTATGCGAGTCGATTGCAGCGCGTGCCTTCGCCGCGAGCTGCGTCTGCGTCATGGTCAACTCGTCCAGCTTGGCCTGCAGATCGGTATGCTCGTCCGCGATTTCCTGCTGAGTCTTGCTCAAATCAATGGTTGCAGCATGTGTCTTTGCAAACGCCTCAGACAACGCAAGCAGCGCGCTGTACTGCTGCGCCCCAGCTTCCGTCATCAAAGCGCCAGACTTTGCCAGGCCCAGCACGTAGTCCTTGAACTTGTCCCGCGTGTCAAGACTCTGCAAGCCCATTGCCGCCAGCTGATCGGTAACGTATTTCTGCACAGGCGCCAGCTGCTCGGCCTTGCTCAGGAAGTTCTGGTTGAAGGCGTTACTCTGGCTGGCCAGCTGATCGATACCGCCGGCAAGTTCAATCAGGCGTTCACGTGCCGCGATGCTGGCCATGCCGGTAGCCCCGAAGGTGGAGCTGCTGGAAGCCAGGATCGAATCGAGCTTCGCATAATCGCCAGCCAGGCGCATGACGGTTTCGGCATATCCCTCGCCTACCTTACGGAACTGGTCAAGCTGCGGGAAGGCCGCCTGCGCGATGTCATCCATCGACTTTGAAATCACCGCATTAAGCGCGTCAGTTAGCTCGGTGCCCTTCAGCCCCTTCAGCGACACCTTCGTGCTCCCCAGCGTCAGGTCGTCCAGCGCCTTGGTCACGTCGGCGGCCGATCCGCCCATGGCGGTGGCTGCTGCCTGTAGCGACTTGTCGAGGTTCGTAAAGATCAGCCCGAACTGCTTCGACAGCTCGTCATTCAGACCTTGCACCTCGACACGGTTGCTCGTGCTCTTCGACAGGCCGAAGAAGCTCGACTTCGTCGTGTCGATGCTCGCGTACTGGTCAAAGCCCCGGCCTTGCTGCAGCGAGCGTACACTGCCGCCGTACTGAAGCCCGGAGTCCACGATGTTCTGGGTGGTCTTACCCCACAATTTGGACACCGCACCACCAATGGCGCCGCCGATCCAAACACCTAGCAGGCCAGCTAGCGCGCCACCGATCATGCTGCCCACCTGTGCGCTGCCGGCGAGCGCCACCGGGCCGCCCGTCGCGATCGTACCGGTCTGGATACCCATGTTCGTGCCATCGGTAAGGCCGGTAGTGCGAACCACCAGGTTCGTCAAGCCAGTCATTGCAGACTCAATATTCTGCAGCGCCGTCAGCATGCCCTGATTAATTGGCAGCATGTCATTCGAGTTTGCGGCCAGTTGCTCGATGGAGCGACGGATAGAATCGGATTTCGCCGAGCTGTCGCCAAAGACCGAGCCTGTGCCCTGAGACTTCTGAACGTCTGCGGCCGACTGACCACCACCACTGCCCCCTCCAGTGACCGCGAAGCCAAGGGCCGCCATGGCTGCTGCCATCGCGGCCATGCGCGCCCAGGCGCTATATGGGTCTCCCTGCGCCTGCGTGGCTATCGCCAGCGCGGCGGCTGATGTGCCCTTAACCGTGTCTGCTGCCAACTGGGCAGCGGTACCGGTGGCAATGGCAGCACTCTTCGTGACTTCGCCTGCGACGGTTGCGGCAGTAACGGCATCGACAGAAAACAGCTTGCGTACCATCGCCTCGACGGCCATCGCCATCTCAACAGCGCGATAGGCTTTTTCAGTCGCCTCCAGCGCCTTATACCCTTTGGAGTTCTCATTGAAGAAGCCCTTGGCGGCGCTAGCCATATCGCCATACGACTTGATCTGCGCTTGAGCGCCTTGCTGGGCGGCCTGTGCATTCGCGCGCGCGATCTTGGTTGGATCACCCTTGGCATCCTGCAGCGACGCAGCCAGCTGCGCAGCGACAGCCGCCTGGGAGCGCTGGTAGCCGGTCAGCGAAGTGGTCAGCGCACCGATAGCCTTGCCAACCGAGCCGAACGACGCCGCCATGCCTTGCGCTGCTTGGCGTGCAGCATCGTCAACAGCCTCCATCACTTTAAGCAGCTCAGTGGCGCGCGTCAGGTCGACATCAACCAGTATCTTTTTCTGCTGATTGGCGTACCAGGTGTTGTATTCATCCTGCAGCAACTTCTGCGCCTCGGTGCCTTGACCGGCAAGCGCAATGCGTTCCTCCCACACTTTGGCGTCAATGGCCAGCAATGCATCGGCACGCGCTTTCGGATCAGACAAATTTTCAGCAGCGAACTTGGTGTTCTCGACTTTCAGTGAGGCGGCGTACTGCAGCGCCTTCGTCTGCCCCAGCGTTGCCTGGCCAACGAGCGTGCGCGCAGCCTCTTCCGCTTTCAACTGTGCGAGGATCTGATCGGTGATTGGCAGCTTCGCCAGCTCAAGTTCCGACAGCTTTTTCTGCGTCTCAGCCTGCGACCTGAGCGCAACGGTTTCCATTTCGCGGGCGTCAGCGCTCTTGCCAAACAGACCGTACTCAACATCGAGCGCCCTCGCCGAATCATCGCGTGCCAGCGTGCTGGCCACAATGAATTTCGTAATATTGGCCTGGGCCTCCTGCAATTTCAGTGATTTCTCAGTGACCGCCTGTTCGGCCAGCGCAGCAGCGATCGCGCGCTGATGTTCTGCCGTCAGTTTGAGCTTTCCGCTCGCCAGCTCTTCGGCGACCTTGATCGCCGTTTTTTCCGACTCGGTCGCATCTTTGCCCGTTGCCATTTCGAGCTGGTTCTCCACAGTCTTGCTGCGAATGGCTGAAATCAGGCTCTCATAGGCCGCAACTTCTTTCTTGATCGCAGACTCTGCCCCCTTGTCGGCGAATGCGGCCCGGATGCGGGCCTCGTCGTCCGGAGTGAAGGCCGAACCCAGCAACTTGCGCGCTTCGGCGAGCTTACTGGCCAGCTGCTCCTGTTTGGTCGCATAATCGGCCATGAATTTCTTGCGCGCCTCGCTCTGAGTCAGCGCCTCGGCTTCTGAGCCCGTCGATTCAGCCTTGTTAATTTTTCCCGTGAGCTCCAGGATTTTTTGAAGGAGTTCCTGCCGTTTGAAGAAAACGTCATCCTTGCTCATGCCGGCAGTGGACGTGCCAGCGTTCAGCGCGTTCAGTTGCGCGCTCAGTGCCCCCAGCTCGTTAAGGGGTTTCTGGTCGACTTTTTTGGCATCATCCAGATTCATACCCTGCTTGCGCAGTCGAATGAGTGCTTCGTGCTTTTCAATCTGTGCGTCCAGGCTCTTGATGACCGTACCGAAGCTGTCCTCCGCGGCGCTCTTGGCCTGGTCCGTTGCCTCCTTGGCTGACCCTCCCCACCGGGTCCAGGCGACGGCAGCGAGCCCAAGCACGGTGATGAGTGCGCCGACCGGCCCGCCCAGGAACCCGACGACACGCGACGCAAGACCGGCAGCGGCAGCACCTGCACTCGTTGCCGCATTTAGACCCGCTTGAGCAGCAGTCTCGGCAAGTTTCGCTGCGGTGAGCTGCGCTGATACAGACGTCTGCTGACGCCCCAGCACCACCAGCTCTGCCATCATGGCAGCGCGCTGCGCTTCTGCGGCAGCTAGTTCCACCGTCGCCAACTGCAGCGTTCGCAACGCAAAGGACTGCGCGCCAGCAGCGCTGGCTGCCGCAATTGCCGCTTCGGCCGACGCGATGTTCGAGCGTGCCTCCGCCAGTCTCGCGACAACGAGCTGCCGCTCAGCGACAATGGCTGCTTCCGTGTTTCCCAGCTGCGCGATCTTGGCGCCATTGCTGGCCAGCTCTGACTCCAGCAAAGCAATGTTCGCTGCCCGCAGTGCTGCCGCTGCCTCGATCTGCTGATAGGTTTTCACCGTCCACGCGGCAAGCGAAGCACCCATCTTGGCGGCCGTTAGCGTTGTCACGGTGCCCATCAGCAACGACAGATTATCAGCCAGCAAGCCGATGCCCGTCGTCAGCGCGGCGACCGTGCCGTTTGCCTCAGCGTGCACAGCCGTGTACTCCATCACGCGGTCCTTCAATACCTGGAATGCGCCACTGATGGTCTGCACCTGCTTCGATTCGTCCCGCAGCTTTTCGAGCGCACCAGGCAAGACATCGGCCATGATCTTGGACGTGATCTGGCCGTTGCTGGCCATATCCTTTAGCGCTCCGATAGGAACACCCATACCGTCAGCAAGAGCTTTCATCAGGCGTGGCGCCGCCTCGTTGACGGCATTGAATTCCTCACCACGCAGCGTGCCGGACGCAAACGACTGGGAGAGCTGCAGCATCGCAGATGCGGACTCTTCCGCTGTAGCGCCGCTCACCTTAAGCGACAGGCTGACCACCTCAGTAATTTCGGCGACGCGCTGCTGGGAAGTACCAAGCTCACGCACTCCATTGGCAATACGCGCATACAACGTGCCGGCGCCGGCCATGCTCGACTGCGCATCCGTAGAAATCCTTTTTACATCGGCCATTGCCTGCGCGTACTCGTTTTGCGACTGTGTCGCAAGCTTTAACTGCGCCGTAAACTTCGTGTACTGATCGGACATTTTGACGATCTCAGCAAGGCCTGCGCCAAGGCCGATGGCGCCCAGCGCCGCCTTCATCTGGTCCGCCGCGCGCGCGATACCGCTGGCGGCATCCCCAACCACCTGGCGTGCCTGGTCCATATCACGCTGCAGACGAGCGATGTCGGCGCGCAGCCGAATTTCCATGTCGCCAACGATCATCCGGAGTTCCGTTCTCTACTTGTTTAAGATTTCTAGTGCGATTGAGTCAAACAACTCAATGACATCCAGCTCCCACTCGGTGAGCCGAATGCCACGCAATGCCTGATAAGCGGCCACTTCCTGCATGCTGATAGGCAGTGCGCCGCTCATTGATGCCGGCCGGCTCAGCCGCTGGAAGATGTTCCAGACCGGAAGGCCAAGCGCTGGCCATTCGATCTGGAGTCGCGGATCAACCTTGCCAGTGTTGACTGCCAGCCTTTGCAGATGAGTACGCAGGCTGGCGCCATCACCCTGGCGCACACTGAGCTCGAACTCAGCGCGGCAGCAATCCGCTAGGACTTTGCGGAGTCTTTGATAAAAAGCTGGGTCTTGTTCAGGCCGTCCAGCGCCTGCGCACGCAGCCATTTCTTTTTAGGGTCCTCGTACAGCGTGCGCGCCGCCGATGCCGAGAACGACAATGGCTGGCCGCCCTGGGTCAGGTTCCAGCCCAGCGTCGCAGCGACCAGGTAATCAGTTTCTTCATTGAAGTCGTCGATTGGGTCGGTCTGCTGGATCTTGCCGTTGTTGGCAAATTCAGCACGCAGGCGGCGCGTGCGCGCCAGATCGATGCGCTTACGGGACTCGTGCTCTGGGCTGGCCAGCTCGATAAACGACGACGTCGGCGCTTTGGTCTTCGGGTCCAGCAGCACCAGTTTGCCGGTTGGGATGTCTTCGTAATCGTTCAGGTCCAGGGAAGCGATCAGGTTCGAGATGAGGGTGCTTGGGTATTCGTTGCTCATTGGCTTCTTTCGTGGGGTGAAATAAATGCCCGCGCGGGCCCGCCGCGCCCCACGAAGGGCGACAGCGGACCTGCCGGTGCTGGTGAAGCGGCTGTTACACCGCGGAGTCTTGAATTGCGATGGTGGTCAGGTCAGTTGCCTTGACGGCGCCGCCGGCGACGTTCAGCAGTGCCTGGAATGGAATGGTCTGGGTGATGGTTTTCTCACCATCGTCCTTGGATGCGCCGCTGACTTTCAGTCGACCGATGCTAAATGCGACGAAGTCAGCTGCGGCGCTATTGTCTGCGGTGAAGACCGCGTACAAGCTGATCTCCGTCTCGTTGTAGAACGCATCACGCAGCGCCGTACTATTAAACGTGGCAGTCATCTGTCCGGTAACCAGGACACGGCCGGCGGCCATGAATGCAACAGTGTTCGAGCCCACAGTCGGATCGCCGCTCTGAGCAGAAGCAATATCGATGCTCAAGCCGGTGACATTGGCAACAGTCGCGTTACCGACGCGTAAAACGCCGTTGACTGCAGCCATCGTGCCGGTCGTTGTGACAGGGTTGGGCGCCACGAAGTACTGCGCTGCACCTGGCAGAGCATCCTTGCCCATGAATTCGATGGTGCAGGTGGCCATGCCCGTCGGCGGCAAAGACAGGCCGATCTTCGACACTTTACAGCCGCTGTAGACTTCGTTCGCAGGCACGTCCGGGTACCAGTGCTCGATAGAAAAAGACTTATCAGTGTGGCCGGACTGCGGAATCATCGTCTTCTTGCCGACGACAGTCACAGTGGAGGCGGCAATTGGTCCTTCCGCGACCAAGGGAGTGGCGTTGAGCACCAGGCCGGTCAATACCAAAGCGGTTGCGTCGGTCACCAGCACATTCTTGTTGATGTTCGCCACGTTGAGCGCGCCGGCAGTCAACCGAACCACGTCGCCGACCTTTACGCCGTCTGTCAGAAAAGACCCTGCGGCGCGCGTGATGGTATATGCCCCATCAACGCCAGCGATTGTGATTGATGCGCCGACAATCGGCGCGGTAGCCGCAAATGGCTTCTTCAGCGCAGCAGCCATGAAGTCGGCGTAGGTTTTGGCCGACAGCTCGCCGTTAATCGATCCAGCGACTTTACGAGCGCCATGACGAAAGTCGGCCAACTGGAAGTCCGTGCGGCTTTCGTTCGATTGGTACGTGTCTTTAGTCATGTCCAACGACGAAGTAACGCGGCGCACCGCCTGGGCCGCGCCTGCGGCCGGGATGACGCCATACACGACTTCTTCCTTGTAGGCGACCTGTTTGTAAATTCCGCTCGCGGTTCCCATATTTCTCCTTGGCCGAAAAAAAAGCCCGCGAGCTGCTGCTGCGCGGGCTGAGGTTAAATTGATGAAGTATTCAGTTTGCTTCGTAGTAGGTGATTCTGAAATCGATCGTCTGATCGTAGATACCGGCATCGTTGTCGTCAGGAGCAGGTCCGAGCAGGTCCCTGACAACGCTCACGACGGTCAAACCAGCGATGATGCCGCGCTGGTAGTTGCAGCACTTCCGAACGACCTCCAGCACGGCATCCAGGGTGACGCGGTCCTTGGTTTCAACGGTGACCTGCACTCGGCTGCTTACAAGGGAAAAATCGGCCTGCGCATCGATCGCGGCCATCGGCATGGTGCTGATGTGCTTAACACTGATCGCAGGCAGCACGGTGCCCTGCTTGATTGTTCCCAGTACCACCTTGGCCGCAGGAACCAATGCAGTGACCGCGGCATCTGCGACCAGCAGCGCCCGGATGATTTTTGCGCTGCTCACGAGGCCTCCGGTTCAGATGCATTGATGCCCACAGAGGCCAGGCGTGCGCGAATTTGGGTGCCGACGGCCTCCAGTGCCGTACCAGAACGCCCGTCAAAGGCGGGGCGCATAAACGGTTTTGGCCGCGCACCAGGGTGATGGACCCAACCGACGATGACGCCCGCCAGCGCGAGCGCCTTGGCGTTCTTCGGACCGATACGGTGGGCAGCGGTACCGAACTCGACAAAGCGCCAATACCAAGCCTTCTCATTGCCAACCTTGACCTTCGCCGTGACCGTGCCGCGATTCGAGCTGGTCGACACACGAACGCTTCGTTGCAGCTCGCCAAGTTGCACCGGAATCGTGGCCTTGATTTCGTCCTTGAACACGTTGGCTCCGGCGCGTAGTGCCGAGCGAAGGATGTTCGCTTCCACTTTCGCCGGCAGCGATTGCAGGAATGCGTCGAGCTGGCGACCGCCAACAATAGTTTCATCGCTCATGACGAAAAGCTCTCCACAGTCATCTCGATCCAGCGGCGCCGGCCCAGTTCCGCCGGTCCGCCAACAATTTGGAACTGCTGGTCCGCCTCGCCATGGACAACAACGCGCAGATCGGAGGAAAGCCCCGGTATATAGCGGATGCGGACACGCGCCGTTTTTTTAGCGAGCGCAAGCCCGTCGCGTACCGTTTCTGATTTACTGGGCAAGTCATCGAATACCTGGGCAGGAATGCGCGACGCCACCGGTTCCCACGGCCCAGGCTGCATGCCATACCCCGGCAATTCGACTTGCGTCGGGCGTTCGATCGTAATGCGGCGATCCAGTTGCGATCCCCGCATTACAGCCCCACACCAATACGGTACGGCCGGAGCAACGAACGGGCGCCGGCGGGCAGCTCTGTAATGACCAGGCCAACCACCGCATCCTCACGGTTCTCATACAGGTGACCTAGCGTCAGCAGTATTGCCGCCTTGATGGCGCTGTTGGCGACCATGCCACGATAAATCAGGATGCTGGCCAGGTTGGCCGCGTCGAATCGCTCATGCGCCCCCAACAGGGCCATGCCACGCTGCGCGTCATCTGACAGTGCATTGGCAGCGTCAATCGCGGTGCGGTGCGCCTCACATGCAGCGGCGAACGCGCCAGGCGCAGACTCGAGCGCGGCGTTGAGTGCAGCCTGGTCGACATACAGGTTGCGATTCAGGTAGGCCGATGCCGCCTGTTCCGCAGCCTGCAGTTTCAGTTCGATATCGGCGTCCTCGTCGCTTCCCACCACGCGCAAGTGGGACTTCGCGACGTCCATCGAGATCAGACTCATTCGGTTTCTGCAGGTGGGTTGTCGTTCTTGTCACCACCCTTCTTGGTGGCAACGGCTCCCAGCTCAATCGCGGCATTCAACAGCTCTGGCGGGCACTCGTCACCTGGCTCATATTGAACAGGGTAAATCTCGCCGTTCGGTACACCCTGGAACTGTGCTTTGAATTTCATGATGACTCCTTGAAAACGCCCGGCGCATTGCCGGGCGGATGGATCGCGCTTAAGCGCTGATCGTCTGGGCTTTGAGCGTATCCGGATTCAACAGGCCGCCGCCGACGCGCTTGGTGGTGTAAAAGTGGACGTATGGCTTGTTCGTGAACGGGTCACGCAGTACGCGCACACCAACGCGGTCCACGATGAGATAGCCGCGTTTGAAATCGCCGAAAACGATCGGCTTCGAGTTGGCGGCGATGTCCGGCATACCCGCCATTTCGGTGATGCCGTAGCCCAGCAGGGTTGCTGGAGTGCCGGCCTGGAAGGAAGGCTGCCACAGGTAGTTGCCCTGACCATCCTTCAGCTTCCGGATCTCGCGCTGGGTGTTACGATTCATGATTGCACGGGCATTGCCGGTATAAACATCGGGCAGTTCGTGCACCAGGTTGATCAAACCATCTGCGGTCAGCGCTGCCGCCGCGCCGCTCTTGACGGTCTTGATATCACCCCAGGGGTGCGCCGCGGCATTCGAGCCACCGGTGATGTAGGTCAGCAGACCGGAGGGCTTATTGTTGCCGTTGCCGCTCAAGAACGCGACGCCTTCCTGCAGCGAGAACTCGGTTTCAACCTCGCCGGCAAGCCAGGCTTCCAGGTCAATGGCCGGGTCGTCCAGCATCTGCTGAGTTGCAGCCGGATTAGCGTACAGCTCACCAGTGTTGTAGGTGAGGCTGCCAAACGTCGGCGTGCCGGTCTGTGGGCGAGCGTCAGTTTCACCAACCCAGCCCGAAGTGGTGCCGCGATTATTGAACAGCTTGCTGAAGCCGTTGGTGCTGACTGGCTGTACAGTACACAGCGCACGCATCGGCGAGACCAGTACCAGGCGATCGGTAATCGTGCGGTCCCATTCGGTTGGAGCCAGATAGCCGCCCTCGCTGGCCGCGCCCTTATTCAGCGCGGCCTGTACTTCGCCTTTTTTAAAGTGGGCACTGAACGCGTCGGTGTATTCCTTATCCTTTGGACCAGCGGCTGCGCCGTTCATTTGACCGGCTGCAATTTTCAGGTTGGCATCGTCTACAGCAGCTTGCAGTTTCTCGATGTCCGCGTTGATGCGGTCGACCTTCAACGCCTGTAGAGCATCTGCCTGGCCTTTTTTAACGTCTTCCAGCTGCTTGCTGTGCTCAGCCTTGAAGTCGGCGAACGCCTTATTGACGCCGTCGATCAGCGCCTTGACATCGCCGGTGGCGTCGGCGCGCACGCAGACAATGCCACGTGGGACTGGCTGGCCTGCGTGACCGGCATGCGCGGACAACGCATGCGCAATCAGGGCGCTGGCGATCATTGCATTCTTCTTCATACACTACCTTTCATGTTGTTGATCAGGGTTTGCAGCGAAGCTGCTACGTCGGCGCCAGCGCTCGGCATGGCGCCCTTCTTTTCGGCAGCGCCCGGCATGCCAGAAAACAGGGATTTGATTGCCTCGCGCCGCACCGACCGGGAGTGGCCGGCGCGTGCCATCGACGCTTCGACCATTGCGAGATACTTCGTGTGTGCGTGCGCCTCTGGATCCTGAGAGAGTTGCTCCCGCTGGATCAGGCCGCTGGCAAACCCATCGTCGATAGCCTGCTGTGCGCCGATCCAGGTTTCCTTATCCATCATGGCGGCAGCATCGGCCGGCTTCATGCCAGCGCGGGCAGCGTAGACTTGTGCCATCGCAGCGTCGAACGGCGCCAGCTGCTCGGCGGCGGCCATCATGTCGTGGCGGTTACCGATAGCGACAGCCCAGGCGTTGTGGATCATCAGGAAAGCGCCATCGCCCATCAGAATCTCGTCGCCGGCCATCGCAATGACCGACGCTGCCGATGCAGCCAGGCCCATCACCTTGACCGTGACTTTTGCCTTATGCTCCCGAAGCATGTTGTAAATTGCTACGCCCTGGAAGAAGTCACCGCCTGGTGAGTTGACATTCACAGTCACGTCACGGGCGCCGATGTTGCGCAGCGCGGCCGACACGCGTTTGGCGGTAACACCCTCGCCATCGTACGAGTCGCCAATGCGGTCGTAGATCGAAATGGACGGACCATCATCAGCAGCTGCACGAATCGACGGCTCCCATCGCTCCAGGGCGTCAGGGCGCATGTCGAACTGAACAGCGCCCAGCTTCGGCGAGGCGCTAAGTTCAGGCAGGTTTATCAGGCTCATTTTTTGTCCTTGTCGTACTGGATGTGTTTGGTGGGCGTACCGTGTCGGTACCAGGGTCGTTTGAGCGAGACACGTCTTGCAAATCACGTACTTCGTTTTGCGTCATCCATGGCGCGTGGCCACCAGAACCGAGTGCCTTGGCGAAGAAATCGGCCTGGTCTTTGAGCGTGCCGCGCAGTAGCGCGCGCTCGTTGTACTTCACATAGTGCGTGTCCGCTTCGGCCGGCGTCAGCAGCGACCTAGCCGCCGCTTCTTCCCAGACTGTGAACCAGTGCTGGAGCGCATACTGGACAAAGAAGATTGCAAGCTGCTCGATGCCGCTACCCCAAGAGGTGTCGTCCATCATCAGCAGTGGACGTGGGACGCCGAAGGCCCGTGCGACCTCCTCAATCTGGTGCTTCCTGTTCTCCAGGTGCTGCGAATCCGAAGCGGAGGCCGCCCATTTCTCTGCCTTCAATCCCTCCTCGAGGATCATCCACTTGTGCGCCTGGTCTGCGCCACTCTTGCCCTCCAAAGAGTCTTGCAGGCGCTTGTATGCCTGGTCACTGAGTGCATTTGGCGATGCCAGCGCACCGCCGGCCATCACGCCATTTTTAAATAGCCGCGCCGCAGCGCGCTCGGCCTGCAGCGCGATGCCCAGTGCCTCACGGGCCAGCTTGACACGCGAGAGGCCGATAATTCCGTCATCAGACAGGTCTCGCAGATGAAATACCTCTGATGCCGGCAGGTCGATGTACGTCCCATTGGGACGCGTGTAGCGATAGGTGAGGCTCCAGTCGTCGTTCTGGGTTGGAACGGTCCGCGTCGGGTGCATCGGGATCAGATTTGTAATCTGGCCGCGTGAGCGGATGATCCTGGCATATCCATTGCCATGCTGTAGCACGTGCGATTGCAGCAGGCTCTTGAACTCATACGGCGTCTGCCAGCCATTGGGCCGGCGTTTCAAGAGGTTGTAGAGCGGATGATCGACCGCGTGTTTCTTTTCTTCGCCGCGCTCCAGTACATTGAGCGGCAGCATGCCGATGGACTCGGAAATCAGCGTTACGCAGCGCAACAGGGCCATGTTCTGCAACGCCTTGCTGGCGCTGACATATGCGCCTGACGCTGTGTCGCTGCCAGTACGCATGAAAGCCAACAAGTCCGGATCATCCAAGCCTGAGAAGAGCTGTCCGACCGCTGCATTGGGCCTGGCTGCCTGCTCCACAACCGTCGGCGCGACCAACTCTTCGAGATGCGGCTCAACAGGGCGTGCGTCCACTTCGGCCTGCTCACGCGATCCGAAGAAATCAAAAATTCTCATGTGTTCCTTAAATCATGCGGATGCCACGCGTCTCGTAGACCGAGTCGCCTTTACCAACCGGGTTCAGGACCATCAACGAGATCGCGTTAAACAGCGCCATGAGCGGGTCAATCTTGGCCTTGCCGGAGGCGGCCTTGGTCACCAGGATGGCGTTGCCCTTGTCTTCGATGCGTGCGTTACCGACACACCAATTCATCATCGGACTACCTGTGTGCACCAGCGTCGCTGCCGCTACCTGACGCTCGGTACTCTTAATCGCGCCATTGAGCGAATAGCCCTGACGGATTGAGATGATCTGCTCCATCGTGACGCCGCGCGCATCGCTGACCAGCTCGGTGACGATATCGATGATGCCGGCGGAGTCGACACCGATCGCCATTTTCTCGGGGAGCAAGCCCGCATCGTTAATCTTGCAGACGACGTCAGCGAGCTCCATGACGTCGTCACCAGGCACTTTGACAATCGTCAGATCACCCTGTTTGACGAAATCCAGCAGTGCCGGCGCAATTTCCTTTCGGCGCTCCAGTGCTATTTCATGCGCCCAGGCGTGGAACCAAGCCAGCAAGCGGGCGGTACCGCGTTCACGACCGGTTACCGCCAGTCCAAGCAGGTCGTCCAGGCCGCCGCCATCGATACCGATGGTAGCTACATCACACCGCGCAATCAGCTCTTCCAGCGTGAACACGGCAATTGCGGCGGCCTCCCAGAATTCCGCTCCTGCCCAGCGGTCGGAGCGCAGGTTCAAGCCGATTTCCACGTTGGCGTGCTTGGCCATGAAGCCGCGGAAGGACTCCATACCGGCCTGCTTCGCCTTCGTGTACTCGCGTTCGAGGAATGCCTGGTCGACTGAAAATCCGATGTTCGGGTTGACCATCGCCATGTTTTCGAGCAGCAAACAGTCGCCGCTTTTCAACATCTCTGGCGGATGCTCGAACATGATCGGCACGAACGATGGGTCGACTATCTCTCCATCGCGCACTTTGCGGGCATACTCAAGTTTTTGCTTGAATACGCCAGCTGGCGGCTCGTCAGACTGTGTCGTCAGCCAGATGACGAAGCCTTCCGGGCGCGACGCCAGGCCGCCCAACGCCTCCCGAAACATATTCTCCGCGCTGGAGATTTTCCCGAACAGGTGCAACTCATCGACCAGCGTGCCGACTGACTTCTTGCCCCCGACGGTGTTCTGGTCCGCCGCCAGCACCTTGAGAATTGCGTTGCTTTCCCGGTGCGTGATCGTTTTCACATGCGACTGGACGTGCATGAGCGCATCCAGATCATCGTCCTTCTGTACCATGTCGCGCGCCGGCGTGTACGCGTTGTTCGCTACCTCGACCGTCGGCGCCAGCACCGAGAACTCCGCCGACTGGCGCCAGTTCAAGATCAGCGCCGTCATCATGATGCCGGCTGCGACCGTCGACTTCGAATTTTTCTTCGGCAGCAGCACGAAGAATTCGACAATGAGGCGCCGACCGCTCTCCGCGTCGTATGCGCCAAAAATACAGCGCACCAAGTCAAACACCCACTCCGCACAGGACTCGCCAAACGTCGGGCTGCCCGGCGCGTCGACGATCTTAAGCTGCTTGAAGATCTCCAGCGCCTGTTCAGCCTGCGCTGGAAAGATCGGCGGTGGGATGATGGTCCGGCCAGCAATAATGCGCTCCACCCAATCGGGGCAAGCAGTTGACCACTCAACCATTTAGACCTTCTTTCCGCCAGCGGCAACCAGCTTCGGAGGCGCAGTAGCGGCGAACTTGCCGGCGCCAGCTGCTCGCGCTTTCTCGGCTGCCTCGTCCTTTTTTCCGCCATCACCCTTTTTGGTGTGGGTGTACTGAACAGCAGCGATTGCGGCGCGCACCTGCAAACCGCTCGCTTCAACTTGGCCCAGCGCTATGTCTTGCAACAACTGCAGCATGCTGCGCTCAGAGATTTTCACTGTCTGTGACTTTGAGCGCTTCAACGAACCACCGTGCGGCTGCTTTTCAAGTGCAGTCACCACAGCATTGGCATTTGCTGATTTCGACCGGCCCGCATTTGCTGATTTCGCGGCAGTTTCCTTGGGCTTGCGGCCAGCCCCGGCACGCGCCCCGCCCGCATTGGCGCGGGCGCCGCCGCTTTTTCCTTTGACGCCTGCCATTTGCTGAATTCCGTTTTAAAAAAGGGATTTTTTTCCGCGCGTGGGAGAGTGTGCGGTCTAGAAAAATCGGCGGCCAAAACTTTTGGCCGCCCCCCATCAATGATTCCCCAGCGAAATCATTCTCCGATGAAATGTCTTTCGCTAGCATCGCTGATGAGGTGATCGCCATCGATCGCATCCCCAACCATCCGCGCTTCTTCGCGCTGCTTTTCCCCATCATGACAAGGCTTGCACAGCGCCTGCCAGTTCGCCTTGCTCCAGAACAGTTTCTGATCACCACGGTGCGGTACGCGGTGGTCGACTACCGTCGCCTCCGTCGTCCGGCCAGACTGCGCGCAGTACACGCAGAGTGGATTGCTGCGAAGGTAGCCTGCGCGGGCCTGCTGCCACTTGTAGCCGTAGCCGCGTTTGGTGCTACTCTCTTTCCCCGCGCGCCATGACGTAGGCTGCGCGACGGGTAGCGTATTTCGCAGCTGCTGCATTGGATACTTCAAAGTGCTCAACTTCATGCTTGTGCTGCCTTGCAGACCGCCAACAATGAGTCAGGCAATCGACGCTAAGAGCGCCTCAGTGCTATCCGTATCGAGCTTGAAGTGACGCTCCTGCGAAACGCTGGGGCGATCAATCAAGACCGTATAGAGGGCCGGGCCTTCTTCCTGGGGAATTAGCATCACGACGATACTCGCATCACCAGCCTGGAACTTCGCTTCTTCGTAGACATGGCAGCAGCCGCAGCCTTCTATGAAGGTCAGGTCAGACAGTTTCATCAGTAGGTCCCCCCTTCTACTTCCTTAATCACTGGCGCCTGAATGCGCGCCGAACCAACCAGGTTGATGTTGATGGTGAAGTTGTACGGCACCAGGCCTTGCGAGCCCTGCGGGCTGAAGTAACCAATGGGCTGCGTGGTGCCGCCGGAGGTCCCGAAAATTGCGGGGGCGGCGCTGGCGGTCGTTCCTGCGGACACAACGATGCGCGCTGCGGTGGTCGTGTTGGCGCTGTTGTACGGCGATTCGAGTATGAGACGCCCATTCTCGGCCCGGGCAATATTGTGGTATTCAGAATGCGTGGCATACGCGGCCGTTGCCTTGATCGCCGCGTTGATCGCTGCAGCCATCTCGTAGGCGTACACAGCTGCCGATGATGCCGCGCCTGCCGAGCAGTCGATATCCGCCGTCTGACCAATGTTGTCGATATTGATTCGGATGTTCTTGTTCGCCGACAGATTGAACGTGCCACCACTGCGAGCGCGAATATAAGCCCGCTTGCGTGTTGGTACCGGCACCGTCAGCACCCCGTTGAAGTACTTGTGCACGCCCGCAGCGCTGGCTGCGTACTCATCAAACACAATGCCCTGCGTGCTAGGGATCTCGTTCAGATACTCCCAGCCGGCCAGCGGAACCAGTTGAATCGAAATGCCTTGACCGGAGGTGTAAGCCATGGCCTCGGCCAGCATGCCAATGTGGTAGGTCTTTCCGGGTTCCAGCCACACCTGGGCCTGCAGGTAGTTCGCGCCAATCGACGTGAAGGTCATCACCCCGTCGTTATCGATCGCAAGCGCAGTGGTGTTCGTCGTTGCTATTCGCCAACCCGGCACACGCCAGCCGGAGTCTGTGCCGACGAGACCAACCAGCGACTCGGCTCCTGCGTTACCGCTGTTTTTCCATCGCGGATTAAACAGGAAGTTCGGTGGCTTCGGCAAGCGCCCTTTCACCGAGAAGAAACCCTGCTGGGTCAGCACATTCAGATTATTCGTATCCGTCACAGCCTTGACGTTTTGCAGGAAGCCCAGCATGTTCGCTTCCATCATGTAGCCTGGGCCGTCCGATGCTTGCCAGTCGAGGAAGTTGCGCCCGGAGCTGTTGTCCTTGAGGACATCGTGCAGGAAACTGCACACCACATGACCAGGCGAATCGGCCAGCGCCGGTACGATTGCAGCAAACTGCGCGGCGGTCACGGTTGTGGTGCTGGTGTCGTAAGTGAAGTTCGGCAGCGTCGCCGCCGAATATGCTGGGACAGCAGCGGGCCGGATGGTCGTCAGCAGGTTCGTTGCACGCGACAGGTTGGAGAACTCAGAAATCTGCCACATGGCCGGCGTATATGCGCCGCCACCGACATCGGAGAAGTTCTGGAAATTGACGCCGTTCGCCTTCGCCACGTCGCGCGCCCGCTTGAGCACCTTGCGCCACACCTGCGCAATCGGAATGCCGCCGGCAACCCAGACGAACTTCTGGAAGCAGTCCTGCGCGTTACCGCCAGTGATGACGCCGGTGGGGCTCTCCGTGCCATCGCAATACATCGGCTGCGCCGCGGCGTTGTTCAGCAGGTTGACCTCCCAGTCGCCCGAGTCCAGCGCACTGGCGGCCGTGGCAAGCTTGGCCAAAGTATTGTAGCTGCCGCTGGAAAAATCGAATTCGGCAACCAGCACGCCGTCGCCGAAGAACTGGAGGTACTGGCCACTCAGGCAGCGAGTGAATGCGGTGCGGTATGCAGTGCCCTTATAGCGCACAAGCAGGCCGCCCGACAAAGCAAACAGCGCGTATTGAGCTTTGCAGTTCTTGCCTGGTGCGGCCACGACCAGCAGGTCAGCCGAACGCTCGGCGCCAGTCAGCTCGTCAGCAACACTCATGCGCCAGCCGGAAACTGCAAGCACCGCTGCTTGCAGTTTCGCTATCGTATCGTAGCTGGTGTTGGTCAGATCAAACGAAACAGCAGCAGCATCCGACAGTACCAGTGTGCGTGGATTGTCGGTCACATAAGCCGTTGCTGTGGCATTGGCGCCGGTGTACTGGAGGCCAAAACCGGTGCACAGGCGCGCCAGGTTGGTCAGGTGGCGATTGGCATGACTGGTAATCTCTACACCGTCCGCTTGCAACGCGCGTACATCCGACCAGGACAGTTTCGTACTGTCTGTCTCCGGCGTCGAAGCGCCGCCAACCTCCGTGCAGACGGTCAAGTAGTAGGGCCACAAGCCGTAATCCTTGAACCATTGATGTGTACCATCATGCGAGTTGTCACCGACAATCTGCTTGATTGGGTGGTCGCGGCCAAACACCAGGGTCGGGCGGTCAGCACCAACAAATCCCAGCGGGTTGCCCAAGGAAATATTTTTCGAGCCTGGCGACGAGAAGGCAGGGGTAAGGTCTGCATTTTTTGCCGGCTGCAGACTCGTGACGGAAGCCTCGGCAACCGATGCGCTGATGGCGCCAGTGGTGCAGGTGATCAGCAGCTTATGCGACCCGGTGAACGGGCCGATTGGGGCAAGAACGCCGACACCGACAGCCCACTTGTCTGATCCAAACACCCGCGAAATCTCACCAACAGTCCCGGTGTCGCCCGTCACCTTCAGAACCTGCCCCTCAGGAAGAATCAGAACGGCTTGCTCTTCCATCCTTAAGGCAATTGAACCGACTGCCACCTGCTTCGCCTGCAGCGCTAAGCCGGGCCGTGATAGGAAGTATTTGATTCCGCCGGTCAAGTCGAGCGTTGCCTGGCCAGAGGCGATCATTGCTGCCTCAGTGCTAGCATCCAACGTGCTGGTAATGGCGTTTGCTGGCCGTGCGCCATACGGCTTGAGCAGTTTAACGGTCATATGGCCCTCAAAAAAAAGACCGCTCAAGGCGGCCAGTCTGGTGTCTCAGTATTTCAGTTTCGGTTTGGTACTTGTGCAGCTGTAGCGCTCGCCGACATGCCGCTGGAGCCGTAGCCCTTGGCGCGCAGGATTTCGCGAGAACGCTCCGCGTCGCGAAGCTGCTCTATCAAGGCATTCAGCATCTTTCCACTAGGCTCATTGAGAGCGTGCTCGATCAAATCGCGGAACTGATGGTGTCGCATGGATGCGGCCCTGCTAAAATGTTCTTTTGACTACAAGAGGAATAGAGATGACGAATATTGTTCGTGCTGCCCGCGAGCATTCTGACGCAAACCCTGGCTCCAACGAGAGCACGGTTTGGAACGTAACTTTTCTCGATGGCGAAACAAGGAGCGGAACGGTAAAAAACATCGGAAGCGACCACTATGTAATCGAAGGCACAAAGTCGGCGCCGATTTTCTTTGCCGCCGACAAAGTACTTCGTATGTGGTTCCCGAAATAAAAAAAGCCCGCGAAGATGCGGGCTTACTTTTTTCAGGCGAGCGAACTCCCCGGTGCACGCACTATATCAGAAAAAATTCCTCGTGCACTCGTTTTTTTTCAACTTCGCTACTAGCGCTGCACGTGCCTCTTCGGCAGTGAGGATCAAGTTCGCGTGCGGAAATCGCCAAGTCGTGGCAATACTGCAACTGGCATAGATCGCCCAGACATGAATACGGCTCAAGCTGTCGACCATCGCATCGACGGCCGCGGCTACCTGCATATCGTGGCTGTGTTGCGCCTCGTGCAAGTCATGCCCATGGCCGTCGGCGTCACCAACTAGCCCCCCCATCACTAGCGAGCCAGCGCGGCGGCAGCCGCCTTTCTGCATCCATTCCTTCCACAGCTCCAGGCAGTATTCCAGCGGGTCTGGTCGCGACCAGGCTGTGACTTTAGCATCTTGTTTTCTCACTCGCTGCAGCATGATGATTCCTCGTTTGGCAGTTGATTCTTTACTCTTTGGCACAGCGCATTCTTGGCGCTCGGCTGACTCATTCTGATGATCCGCAATAATCGTGACCACCAGTCTGTATAAGGCTTACTTCAAATTACTTCGCCATTTTTTCGCCATGGTTTTCGATTTTTCCCGTGATGCGGTCCTGCGCCTGAGTAACGCGGTCCATGTTGATTTCGAGATAGGCCATGGTCGTGCGAACATCTTTGTGCCGCAGGTATCGCTGGACATCCTGCACCGGTACTCCCTCCTCGCTCATCATCGTGGCGATGGTGCCCCGCAAGCGGTGCGGCGTGATTCCCTTGATCGCGCAGGCGGCGTTTGCAGCCATGATGGCTAAACGGCAGAAGCCAGGGCCGAATGCCTGGCCATCAGGCTGGCAGGCGACAAGGCCGTCAATCTGGTGCATCGGCTCAAGGTATTCGGCAAGCCGGCGCGGCAGGCGCAGGGCGTCGGCCTCACGCCCCTTCGTTATGCCAGGTGTGTATGTCCTGCGCTCCCAGTCAAACCACTCCCAGCGCGCCGTGATCGCTTCCGACTCGCGCAGTCCCAGCCACAACATGAGACGGACAGCGATGCCTACGCCGGCGGCGCGCGAGGAGGCGCGGTCGACCTGCTCAAACCAATTCATCACTACGGACATCGGCAGGATGGCGCGGGGGCGTTTTTGCACCTTGAGCATTGCTACATCCCATGGCAGGCGGGCAAGGATGCGACGCTTTACCGCCCAGTTCACCAGCAGCTTGAGCACGCGCAACCAGTGGTTGGCCGATGCAAAGTTGTGCGTCGCCAGGTGCTGGGCGCGGGCGCGCTCGACGGCCTCGGTATCGATGTCGCTGATGAGCCGGCCACCCAGATCGTAGGTGTGAAGGCGCTTGAAAACGTCGACGCTACGGATGTGCGCCGCGCTGGAGATCGGCGCTCGCAACTCGAACCATTCAACGATGACTTCGGACAGCGTAGGCATCGGCTCGCCGCCATTGGCACGCTCAACCGCATTGCTGTACGCACGATCCGCTACCTGCAGGGCGGCAGCCTTGCTGCGCAGCTTGGTGCTACGCTGGACGCGAGGATTTGGCGCCACCTGGAATCGGTAGTGCCAGATCCCACCAATCTTGAACAGGGATACCGTCATGCCGCCATCGCTGAGCGCTGATCTTCCCAGTCATGTGCACACACGAGTGCATTCTCGCTAAAACGACTGAAAACGCGGTCACCAACGTAAGTGCGCAGCAATGCCGTCGGCTGATTGCTGATGACCAGCACTGGCTTTTCAGCGTTGTAACGACGGTTGATGATTTCGGTCAGCAGCAGGATGGAATTCTCCGTCGAGCGGATAGCGTCCACCTCGTCGAGTATGAGCAGGTCGTACTGCGCCAGGCGCATCAGCTCCTGCTCTTCTGTCTTTCCTTCCCGTCCGTAAGTGCTCTGGACTTCGGAAATCATCTGGCTCGCGGTGCAATAGCGGACGGACATCGAGCATTTGTCGATCAGTGCCTGGGCCAGCTCGCAGGCCAGCAGCGTCTTACCGGTACCGGTGGTCCCCACCATCATCAGCACCGCCCAACGCTGTTCGGCGACAATAGCATCGCGGAACGCGCGCACTGTAGCGCGGACCTGTTTCTGCCGGTCCGTGGCTGCAACGAACAGCTGCCCACGATAACGCTGTGGGATGTTGGCGATGCGGTAGAGCGTTTCGTTTCGGCCACGCACATAGGCGGCGTGGTCTTCCTCGCGACGCTTTTCCTCGGCGCAGACGCCGCAGTACCACTCGGTACGGCCGCTGCGCGGGTTCTTCGGCAGCAGTGCGATGCTCGGCCCGTGATATACGCAGGTGCCAGGCACCTCACGGAGCATGTTCAGCACGCTATCCACGCCCAGCACTTTCGAAAATTCCTTCATTCAGTTCTCCTACAAGGGTTGGTCGTCATCGTTGCCGGCGCGGATGCCCCTCTGCCGCATGCTTTCGTCCATCGCAGCACGACTGCTGCTGTGATCGAGCCTTCCGACAGCGAACTTGCCGCTCTGCTTCGCCTGCCCGCCTGCCATGCGGTTGCCATCAACCACCCAATCCGCCTGGAAGCCCCGCCAGTTGCGAGAGCAGCACAGCGTCACCACGGAATCCATCGACATGCCGGCCTTGTCTGCCTCGCGCTTCATCTGGGCCAGTGCGGTCGACGTCAGTGGCGCGCGATGCGCTTTGCGGACCATCAGCCAGTCATCCGCCGCCTGCACGGAAACGCCTTCTGCAAGCAACGCGCTCTTGGCGTCGAACGCGTCGGCGCCGGCTTGTCGGCGCTTATGATGTTTACTTGATGGTTCTATTGATGGTTCTATGATGGTTATGGGTGCACCAGTTGCGGGGGTGGGGTGCACCAGTTGCGGGGGTGTGGGTGCACCAGTTGCGGGGGTGGGGTGCGCATTCTGCGGGGGTGCATCTGCTGCGGGGGTGCACAGTTTGCGGGGGTTGATCTGGTACACCGTGCTGCGGCCGGCGCGATAAGCGCGGGTGATAACACCCGTTTTTTCCATGTCAGCGATGTGTTTTTGAACGCTGCGCTCGGACATGCTGCACTTTTCGGTGAGCATGGCGACGGATGGATAGCACTCGCCTTGATCGTTTGCGTTGTCACACAATGCCAGCAAAACCATCTTCGGATGTGTCGGCAAATCCATCTTCCAGGCGAGGGTCATCAGAGCAATACTCATGCGGCCACCAGCCCCATCTCACGCTCATGCGCAAAGTTGGCCCTGATCAGCGCTTCGGACAACGGGGGGCACACGCTATTACCGCACATGCGAACCTGAGCAGACTTTGTCAGTCGAACACGAGGGAGTGCTAGAGGATCACCAGGCGCCTGTTCTCCGTCCTTGAACAACAGTTCTGGATCCGGGATCTCCGTGATGATGTAGTCTGCCGGAAAGCCCTGCGCGCGGTACAACTCAGCTGGCTCCAGCATGCGTAGACCGATATCGACAATCTGGTAGTCCACGCCTTCAATTGTCACCAGGCCGTAGCGATCCTTAGTGGTGACAGTATGCAGCGGCTCTTCAAGGCGCGGGTCTTGGTCGGTGCCGTAGTACTTCACCAAGAAAGCGCGCACCTCCGCATGGTGCTGGCCACCAGCGCTGACCGTGTGCAACGGCTCGTCCATGCCCGCAGTGCTGCTGGTGCCGCGCAACTTCACCAGGCTGCTAGCCACCAATGCGGACTTGCCGCCACCGCCGGCCGTCACCGTGCCGAGCGGGGTGTCTGCGGCATGGCCGACGCTCTGCCCCATGTCGCGTTGGATATGTGCTGTAACGATGCCCAACGCGTGCGGCGCGCCGGCCGGGTTTTCTTTCGGCCCAGCCGTGATCGTCGGCACCGGGTCGTTCATATCGCTGCCGGTCGCGCCGGTGCGGAACTTGGTGATGTGCGCGGTGACCAGAGTCTGATTTTCCGCCGTGGTGACTGTTGGGATTGGAGCGCCTACCTGTGTGCCGGGATGGCCAGTCGTGTTGGTCATGACGAATGGCGCCAGCGTGGCGGCAACTGCGCTGAAGTGCCCACCCTTGACCTGCGCGCAAATGGTGCGAAGCGGTTCGTCAGCGGGCATCGTGCGCTGGCTGCTCGAATTGGCATGCTCGTTCAAGAACGCGGTCACCAGCGCCGCCTTGCTGGCACCGGCCACGACCGTGCCCAGCGGCTTCTCGATGTCCAGCGTACGGGGCGTCTGGCCATCGCGCTCACCGTAGCCAGTCTGCACCATGGTAGCGACGGCCAGCGCCTTCTCTCCGCGCTGCGCGCTGGTGATGGTGCGGAATGGCTCGTGAACCGATTCGCTGCGGTCACTTCCTTGATGCGTAACAGGGACGATGCTGGGCACGACAATGGCGCGGTGGTTCTCCGTCGTCAGCGTGCCGAACGGCTGGTCAGCCGGCACCGGCTTGCCCGAGTAGATCGGACCGCCCTGGCCGATGATGAACGGTGTTTCCGCGTCCACCACGTAGCGCTGAATGCCCTTCGCGATGCGGCGCAGCGTGGCGTCGGCCAGTGGGCGCTTGCGTTCGAAGATTGACGGGCACGGGATGGACCAATCGATGCATTCAGCGGCCGTGCGCCACGGCGCCAAGTGCCCGGCCAGCACGCCTGCAGAAGTCGGCGCGCCATTGGTCGGCGCTGGCCAGCGGATCGGCAGGCCGTCGCGGCGCGCTATCATGAATAGGCGCTTTCGAATTGTCGGCGTGCCGTAGTCGCACGCACGCAATTCGCGAAACTCCACGATGTAGCCAAGGCCCTTCACCAGTACACTGCGCGGTACGCTATCGCCCAGTACCTCGCAAATCTCGTCCAGATCCGGATGATCGGCGGGAACGCCCGTCGACAATGCAGCCTTGAACGCCTCGAAAAGACGACCCTTGAACTGTGGATCTGGATACATGTCACCATCGTCGCCGACCTTCAGCGGTCCCCAAGTCCGAAACTCTTCGACGTTTTCCAGCAGGATCACCCGTGGCTTGGTTTGATACCCCCAGCGCAGGCCGACCCACGCCAGGCCTCGGATATTCTTGCTTACCGGCGTGCCTCCCTTGGCCTTGCTGAAATGCTTGCAGTCCGGCGACAGCCAGACCACTGCTACTGGCTGGTTGTTGGTGACAGCAATGGGGTCGACATCCCACACGCTCTCGCACAGATGCTTCGTGTGCGGGTGGTTGATGGCATGCATCGCCAGAGCCTCAGGATCGTGGTTAATGGCGATGTCGACCGGACGGCCGAATGCTGCTTCCAGGCCAGTGCTTGTTCCTCCGCCGCCGGCAAAGTTGTCGATGATCAGCTCGTGCCCAAGGTCGAGCGAAAAGGTATGGCAATCACGCTTCATCGAGCACTCCCGCGAACTGGTTGACGCCCGTGTACTCGTGCCAGGTCATGCACACGGCCCCGTTGCGTTTTACGACCGCCCCCCCCCTTGTCGATTTTCGGACCGCGCACCATCACCTTGGCCAACTTGATTTCGTTGGGATTTACTGCAATCCAGTCCTCGCAAAACTGAGGGCTGTCCAGTTCAGGGCTAATACGATATGGCTTCGTGCAGCTTTCAAATAGGGCCGCTGCCATAGCATCACGACGAGATGCCCACTCGGTAATCGACAGCGCGCGGCGCCCTTCGTACTCATTGGTCTTTTTCTCAGCAATCTGCTTGCTGACAGCACGGCTGACGCCGAAAACGCAAAACGCTCCCATGGCGGCCTCGATTACTGACGGAAGTTGAGGCCGAATGCAGCGCCACTTCGACGAGCACTAGCTGCGGTGAGCACTGACCCATGCCAATTACCGCGGTATGCCGGTTCGGTGGGCGGCACATCCGGTGCACCATTCGACGTCGGCATCAACCGGTCTCGGGCATCCGGGCTGACCTCATAGACGATTCCTTTTTTTACCAGGTGACCGTCGACCTCAAGCCGCTCGTAGATTTCGCGGATCTTCTGCTCGCCGACGCCGAGGAGGCTATGACGCTCAATACCCTGATGGATGGTTGCTGGCTGGGAAAGCAACGCGCGCAGTACGACAACTGCACGACTATTCGAGGAAGGAAATTTCATGGATAATGTCCTTGTTGTGTGTTTTACCGAGGCCCGCCTGCACGCGGGCTTTTTCTATTTCTGACCCGCAGCGTCGCGAATCAGTTGTTGGTACTGCTTGTGTGTCATCACCTGACCTGGTTCGATCGGCAGCGGCGCTGCCGGCGCCGGCGCACTCAAGCTGCCTCCGGTGCCAGCTTGTCCAGTGTCTCCAGCGTAGTGCCAAGCTTGCGCATGATGCGAATACGAAGCGACGCGCCAACGGGCATGCGGTTATTACGAATCTTGCTGATGACCGGAGGCGCGACTTCCAGCACACGCGCAAGCGCCGCATCGTTAACCAGGTTATTCATGTCCAGCAAATGATCGAGCAGCGGGTTTCGCTCGATTTTTCGCGGGGCTGTATTCAGTACTGCCTTGCTCATGGATCTCTCCTTATTGGGGGTGGAAGTGTCACGCTTGCCTACGGCGCAATGGATTCAGTTTGCGGACTTTGGATGCTCCAGCGCGTAGGCGTGCAATCGCGCCAGCGAGCGCGCGACGGGTGCGGCTGGTGGCCTCGTGTACATCCTCAATTTCACGGTGAGCCGCCTCAAGCTGAGGCAGCGTTGCGCCGGCGTGCACATTGATCAACGCCAGCTGCGCCTCGGCCGATTCTTTGACGAGCTGGCGCAAGTGCTCCTGTGCGTCGAATTCAACCTCATCGAAACCGTCGCTACTGCCAACCATTACGCCGAGCGGGCGCACGCAGTCTGCGATGCACGGCAGGCGCACTTCCATTGGCATGGCTGCCCAAATCGAATGCATGAAGTTGGCCGGCAGCAGGTTGGTGTCTTTGCTTTCGTCGTCCAGCCAACGGAACACGCGGTCGGCGTTGACCTTCTGGCGTTCGAATGCGTCGCGAGTGGTGGGGTCGAACACGATTCCTGTAGTGGACGGACCTTCGATGCGCTCGTGCGCTTCGACGATCATTTGCACCACGGCCTCCCGACTCCATCCTTCGCGCTTGCGCCAGTCGATTACGTGGCCGCGCAGTATGCCGATCATGGTGGTGTGCGATTCGTTGCGCATGCTTTCTAACTCCGAAGTGACTAATCTTGAAACATCTACAAAACAACAAATAAAGACCGGAATTGCAAATGAGTTACTATTTGGCAAGGAAGAATTTCGAACGCTCGAACAACTGGCTAACCGTCTTCTTCACTATTCAAAATGCCGAACAACTCGTCTCGCTTGCGGCGCTCGCGCGCGGCACGCCGCCGACCCGTCCACTCACCAAGAGCGAGTCCAGCGAGGGCTGCCAGCAAGGATTGGCATGTGAAGAGGAGCACGGGATTCCCTAGTTGGATTGAAATACCTGGGGATGTGCAAGCCTTAAGTACTTCAGCTGGGTTTTCGGCACACCATTCTTGCGCCACTGGCATACAGCACTCTTGGTGATGCCGAGTAGCAAGGCAGCCTTAGACGGGCCGCCTAAGGCATCGATAATGCGGTTGGCTTCTGCCGCTTCGGAAGAACTCATGACCGACCTCAAAAACTGTTTGATGCGAGTATAGAACGCTAAACCGAAAGAGGTCAAGCACACTTCACTTATCATTGTTTAGAATTCTTTACATGGAAAACCTGATTAGCCGTTTAGAAGAGGTCTGCGCCCATCTAGCCACCGCAACGCTTAGTGGGCAAACTGCGTTGGTCGAAGCCTCGGGCGCATCGAAGAGTGTCGTTAATCAATGGCTCAGTGGAAAGATTAAGTCTATCGACATCAGGTTTGCACTGGCGATAGAGCGCAACTCCGGCTATAGCCACGTCTGGTTAATGACAGGGGAAGGTGAGAAAAAACTAGACGCGAGCAAGATCATCTATGTAGACAGAATTGTCCAGCAGCAGCCCACCTATTCCTGGATTAGCACTGCAGAGGCCCGTTTGCTCACCCTTTACCGTACTACAGACGATGATGGTAGAGACGACATCATGGCGACTGCAGAAGAGTCAAAGCGAATCGTCTCACCGAGACTTGCGAGGAACGAGGTATAGCTTAGGCGCCTTCGGCTCCGGATGTCTGGCTGCCATTCTCTCTAGCTTAACGACGGCCTCAGCTCTTCGCCGTTCGTCCATTGCACGATATGCGGCAACTATCCTATCCAAGTTATTCATTGCACCAAACTATCAATTGTTTACAATGTGCCAACTATATTACAAGTTGGATAGGGTTTCATTTGGAAAGTACACGGGTAAAGTACTGCTAGTTGTAAAATGAATTGTAACAGATTCTCACCTATGCGCTTCCATGCATGGAAGCACTTTGTACTCAGATTAGCAACAGCATGAAAAAATCGGGCGATGATAAAACCGCCCGCAAAAAAACTGTTGCAGAAAGACTACATCCAATCTGCGGTCAGATTCCCCCCGAAGCTCCATGCGCAACTGAAGGCATCCGCCGACGAAAACGGTCGTAGCTTGAATACCGAGATTCTTGCCAGACTTGAGGCTGGACCATCTAAAGAGGTATTAGCTGAGATCGCTGAGTTGAAATCTATGTTGCGAAAAGTCCTAGATCAAATGTAGGCCGGCAATCGCCGCGAGTTTCTAAAACTGCAATATCATTGGGCTTTGACCTCAATCCCCCCCCAATGACAAAAACACTCATTTCAGCAGCACTAGCCATAGCTGCGCTCAGTCTCACCCTGTGGTTTAAATATGACGACTGGTTTGTCTACCGGTCGGCACGCCTGTCGCTCAGCTCTTTAATGAAGGACCCTTCCAGCGCACAATTTAGGAACGAACGGTTCATTGACTATGATTGGTATTGCGGTGAGATCAACGCGAAAAATGGCATGGGCGCGTACACCGGCTATAAACGGTTTATCTCCGGGCGATTGAGTAAGGTCATCTACCTGGAGGGCACCGGGATGATCGGCAAAGAGTCCACCGACGAATTCATTTTGGTACTGGCCAAGAAAGTTGACTACCTTGAGTCGTTCAACGCGAAGAAAGGACTCGCGCCGGAAATAGCATTGCTATCCGAGTCTGAGCAGTATGAGCAGGCGCGCGTAGCAGTCTTTGAAGATCACTGGAAAAAAATCTGTAATTAGCTTCCGGCTATAGCAGCTGGTAAGTGGACCAGTAATCGCTAACGAATAAATGGTTTAGTACCCTTGACTTTATATGGTTTAGCGATCTACACTTGACTCCATCACTTTTCTAAACCGATGGAGAATCCGATGTCCCCTGCCTCCGCAGTCCTGAGCATCACCGAAGAACGCACCTACTGCGCCCGCCTAGGCGACCGAACCGTGACCGGCCTGGCCGTCGCCTCGGCGTGGGAGGGCTTCACGAAGTACACCGACCGCAATGGCTCGCACCTGATCGTGCTGGACGTCGATCAGCGCGTCATCACCGCATCGCTCGACCTGGTCGCCGAGCTGAACCTGGTCAACCACGCCGTCGGCCTGCCTGACCTCGGCGAGGCCTTCGCGGGCGGCTACTACACCGGCATCATCACCGTCGACGGCAAACGCTACGCCCTGATTTCCGCTGGCGCCGAGGGCGATCTGCACGGCGCCTGGAGCCTGGCTGACGTCGAGGGCGCCACCAGCCGCAATGACGGCCACGCCAACACCCGCGCCATGGCAATGGCTGGCAGCGGCCTGGCTGCGCAGGCGTTCGCGCTGGACATCGGCGGCCACCGCGACTGGTACATCCCGAGCCGCGACGAGCAAGAGCTGCAGTACCGCAACCTCAAGCCCACCACCGACCGCAACGCAGTCACCAGCGGCGACGGCGTGAACCCGAGCAGCTCCCCTACCGGCGAACTCTACACGCGCGACTTCCCGCAGCAGACCAAGGCCGCAAACTTCCGTTCCGGTGGCGTCGATGCGTTCGCACCGCACTGGTACTGGTCCAGCACGCAGCACGCCTCCGACCCTTCCTTTGCGTGGATCCAGGGCTTCGGCGATGGCATCCAGCACTTCAACCTCAAGGACATCGAGGGCCGTGTGCGCGTCGTCCGCAGATTGCCCATTTAGTCATTCAGTAATTCCCTAAGCCCGGCGCGGCGCGCCGGTTCACGTTCTCACCTATGGAGTCTCACCATGAGCACCGCTACGCCTGTTGAAATCGAAAGCGCAGTAATCGCCGCTGTCTCGGCAACCGCCCTCCCCGCCATCGGCGCAGCGTTCGAAGGCGGCTTCTATACCGGCGTCATCCAGATCGAAGGAAAGCAGTACGCGCTGATCACCGCGGGCGCCGCTGGCCAGCTGCGCGGCCGCCTGCTGCCATCGCTGGCCAAGGTAGACGGCGCCGATCATCGCGCCGACGGCCAGGCGAACACCGAGACGCTGGCTGGCGCCGGCAGCGAACTGGCACAGGCCGCACTGGCACTGAGCATCAATGGCTTTAGCGACTGGTACATCCCGGCGCGCGACGAGCAGGAACTGCAGTACCGCGCATTCAAGCCAACGGCGGAAGCGAACTACGCCGACGGCGAGGACGGCGTCAATCCGAGCAGCGTGCCGGTGGGTGAGGCATACACGGAAGAGTTGCCGGAGCAGACGGTCGTTGCAGGCTTCAAGGAAGGCGAACCTGACGCGTTCGAAGACTGGGGGTACTGGTCCAGCACGCAGCACGCCTCCGACCCTTCCTATGCGTGGGACCAGATCTTCGACGATGGCTACCAGGGCTGCGGCCACAAGGACTACGAGGGCCGTGTGCGCGTCGTCCGCAGATTGCCTATTCAGTAATTCATCAATTTCGACAGGCGCGCCGGCAGCGGCGCGTAAGCCAACCAGATGGAGGTGCACATGAAATACCTCATCACCGAACGAACCGCCGATGGCACGCGCAGTTATGCCGCCATCGGTGATCTGGGCCTGCTGATTGATGCCGCCTATGACGGCGGCGCGCTGGGCGTGACCGCGATGGTGCAGCGATGATCGGATGGCTTTTTCTCCTGCTCATCTATGCGCGGCGCAAGCTGCGCCGGCATCGCGCAATGAGTGCGTATCGCCACGCGAACGCGCGGGCCTTTGCCCTGTATAGCCAGCACCGCGCTATCGGCACGGAGCTTCTCAAGGCTCTTCAAGCCGAGCGTGCGGCGGGCGAGCGCATGGAAGCAGTCCTCAGTTCAGAAAAATAGGAGAGCAAGATGTCGTGGTTTAAAAATTTGCAGGTGTTTCGACTGCCACTCAACTGGGCGATGACGCCGGCAGCGCTGATCGAGCATCTGGCGCCGCAGTGGTTCGTGCCGCTGTCGAGCAACGAACTGATGCGCCAGGGCTGGGTGCCGCCGCGCGAGGGCGGTGACCTGGTGCACACGGTCAATCGTCAGATGCTGTTCATGCTCAAGACGGAGAAGAAGCTGCTGCCAGCGAAGGCGATCAACCAGCTGGCGAAGGCGCGCGCTGCTGAAATGGAGCTCAAACAGGGCTTCGCGCCTGGCAAGAAGGCGATGAAGGAGTTGAGGGAGCGCATCGCGGACGAAAAGCTGCCAACGGCACTCAGCACGGCAGTCTTCACCGGCGTGTGGATCGATCCCATCAACGGCTGGCTGGTGGTGGATGCTGCCAGCCCCGCCAGGGCCGATGAAGTCATCAAGCTGCTGCTGAAAGCGGTCGACCGCATGCCGCTGGAAAGCCTGCGCGTGCAGCGCTCGCCGGTGGGCGTGATGACCGAATGGCTGCAAACCGATGAGGCGCCAGCCGGTTTCACCGTCGACATGGATACCGAACTGCGCGCCACTGGCGAGAGCAAGGCGGCCGTGCGTTATGTGAAGCACTCGCTGGACCCGGAAGAAGTGCGCCGCCACATCGCCAACGGCAAGCAGTGCACACGCCTGGCCATGACGTGGGACAGCAAGATCTCGTTCGTGCTGACCGAGTCGCTGGCCATCAAGGGCGTCAAGCCACTCGACGTGCTCGACGAGAAAGACGCTGGCGTGCGCAACGACGAAGAACGGTTCGACGGCGACTTCATGCTGATGACGGGCGAACTGTCCAAGATGCTGGCGGACGTGGTCGCGGCGCTCGGCGGGGAGGCACGGGCATGAGTCACGCACAGCTGCGCTCGAACATCTATACCCAGTCCGGACACTACTTTGACTTCACTGCGCCGGCGCAATCAGTCTTCGGCATCGAGGACATCGCGCACGCTCTCGCGCATGTGTGTCGCTTCACCGGGCACGTGCGCGAGTTCTATTCGGTGGCCCAGCACTCGGTGCTGGTCAGTCAGGTGGTGCCGCCAGAGTTCGCGCTCCACGGGCTGCTGCACGATGCCGCCGAGGCGTTCATTGGCGACGTCTCGCGACCGCTGAAAGCACTGCTGCCTGACTACAAGGCAATCGAACGGAACGTCGAGCAGGCCGTGCTCGCGCGCTTCGGTCTGTCACTCCCGCTTCCGCCGCAGATCAAGGCTGCGGACATGGTGCTGCTGGCGACTGAGCAGCGTGACTTGATGCCCGCCGGCGCCGGCGAGTGGGCATGCCTGGCGGGCGTGGTGCCGCTTCCGTTGGTGATTGCCCCGCTGGCGCCGCGCGCGGCAAAAGCTGCGTTCCTGAGCCGCTACAGCGAAATCACCGGGAAGCCCATCAAGGGCGTTGATATCGCGTTTGCCGCAAATCAGATGGAGGTCACATGAACGACGACGATTTTCGCGCCGCCAAGAACCACAATTTCCGGCGCATCACCTGGCTCGAGATCCTTGCCATTTACGGCGTGTTTATCGCGCTGGTGATCTGGAACTGGTGGTAGGTGTTCAGTAGTCCGTAGTCAGCCGGCGGCGCGCCGCTATTTTTTGATTCAACACTAGGAGAGTTACATGAGCAAAGCGTTATTCATGGAGCAGAACGTTCGCCCCGGCGAGATGTATGCCGGCCTGATTCTGGGCAAGAACGGCGAGCAGGACTATCACCTGTTCCTGCTGCCAAACAAGGCCGAGGGCCTGAGCTGGGACAAGGCGGTGGCGTTTGCCGCCGAGGCTGGCGGTGAACTGCCGACCCGCCGCGAACATGCGCTGCTGTCTGCCAACCTGAAAGAGGAGTTCGAGCCGCGCTGGTATTGGTCTGGCGAGCAGCACGCCTCCGACCCTTCCTATGCGTGGGTCCAGCACTTCGACGATGGCTTCCAGTACTACTGCCTCAAGGACTACGAGGGCCGTGTGCGCGTCGTCCGCAGATTAGTCATTTAACCATTTAGTCATTCATCATGGCCATCCATACCGAACTGCCGATCTACAAGCTGACCTACGAACTGATGTTGCTCGCCATGGAGTTGATCAAGAACATGCGCCGCGACTACAAAGGTACCGTGGGCCAGAAGATCAATGCCGAGTGCCTGGAGCTGTCGCTGCTCGTCTACAAGGCGAACTGCGCTCGCGACAAGGTACCGCACCTGGAGCGCCTCTTGGAGCGTGTGCAGGTCACGGAACTGCTGTTCCGCCTTGCGGTCGATCTGGCGCTCGTATCGAAGGGGCAGTATGCCAAGGCAATCGAGCTGACCAGCAAGATTGGCCGCCAGGCAAATGGATGGCGCAAGCACTCCGCATCGTCGCCCGCTACTTGACCGTCAAGGCTGTCATGTCTGTGCGATTTTTAAATCTGGTCGTGCCGCTGGCTCACAAGGCCACCGCCATGCGCGTCGCAGAAACCGGCCAACGGTGTTTGGCCAGGTCTGGCGCAGTTTCCCCGCTGATCGGCTACAGCCTTCGCCGGGGCGACGTAGATAGCACGAACGGACGCAGCACGCCTCCAACCCTTCCTATGCGTGGAACCAGAACTTCAACGATGGCAACCAGAACTACAACCACAAGGACAACGAGGGCCGTGTGCGCGTCGTCCGCAGATCGAAACGATGCAATCCCTGCAGACTTCACGCTGCAGGATCTGGTAGTCGCATACTTCGACTGCCGGCGCAACAAACGCAACAGCCAGAGCGCTCTTCACTTCGAAGAGCGCCTGGAGCATAACCTGATGTCGCTGAACGAGGAGCTGGTCAGCGGAGAGTACAAGCCAGGCAAATCGATTTGCTTTGTGGTCACGCGGCCCAAGGCGCGCGAGGTTTGGGCGGCTGACTTCCGTGACCGGGTTGTGCATCACCTGCTGTACAACCGCATCGCGCCTCGATTCTATCGCAGCTTCATTGCCGATACTTGCGCGTGCATTCCTGGGCGCGGCACGCTCTACGCCGCCCAGCGGCTCGCAGCGAAGATCCGCAGCGCGAGCCAGAACTGGTCGAAGCCGCTGTGGTACTTGAAGTGCGACTTGGCCAATTTCTTCGTGACGATCGACAAGCGCGTGCTGGACGGCCAACTGGCCGAGCGCATCCATGAGCCGTGGTGGATGCAGCTGGCGGCCACGGTCTTGCATCACGATCCGCGCGAGGACTTCGAACTACGCGGCGCGCCTGCCCTGCTGGCGCGTGTGCCGCCGCACAAGCGCTTGATGAACCAGCCAGGCCACCTTGGGCTGCCAATCGGGAACCTCTCGTCGCAGTTCTTCGCCAACGTGTACCTGAATGCCCTGGACCAGTTCGCCAAGCACCAGGTACGCGCGCGGCACTATGTGCGGTACGTCGATGACTTCGTACTGCTGCACGAATCGCCGCAATGGCTGGGCGCTGCGCTCACGCGGATCGGCGCCTTCTTGCCTGACACGCTACATGCGCGGCTGAATCCTTCAAAGACGATCCTGCAGCCGGTAGCGCGCGGCGTCGACTTCGTCGGGCACGTCATCAAACCCTGGCACACCAGCACGCGCCGCCGCACCGTGCGGGAGGCTGTGAGCCGCATTGGCGCCCTGGACCACATCGACGTTTTCACCTCAGCCAACAGCTACTTCGGCCTGCTACGTCAGTCCAGCAACAGCCACCGCGACCGGGCGCGCGTTGCACGCGCCGTACTGCGGCGCGGTCATGCCGTCAACGGCGCCTTGACTAAAACCTATCGGAGGCCACATGGGAGCGAATGAACCGTGTCAGAGTCTTTCTGAGCTTGCCAGGGCGGAGGCGTTTAAACACGACCAGATGCTGCTGCGCGCTATTCACAAGTGTCAGCGCGTGTTCTACCAGGGCAAGTACAACCACATCCACGTGCTGCGCACCGGGCCGTCCGGCGGTGCCATTGAAACCGAGGTGTACTTGACCGGCAGGAAAGACCCGGTGCCAGCCAGCGAAGTTACGCTGGCGCCGGAAGTGACGTGATCGGAGTCGAGATGCGAACCCGAGAACTATGCATCATGGCCTGCGCATTTTGCCGCGACCCCGGTTTCTTGGCCTACCTGCAGGAGATCGATCCATAGCATGAGGCGTGGGCCGAGAGCGGCGCAAAGGAGTTTGTGCTCCGCATTTGCGGTGTCGGCAGCCGCCGTGATCTTGATTTGAACACCGCTGCTGCGCTGCGGTTCCACCAGCTTGTCCGCGAGCCATTCATCGCGTGGCGCTCACAGCGCGCGAATAATTAGTAAGGAGTAAAAAAATGAGCATAAGCAGATATTGCCATGACTCTTGCAGCGTCAGAACCGTAAATCGAAGTGCTGGGTCGCGGCGCTGGGGTGGGAATTCACATTGGGTTGTCTCGCACACCCTCCTGGTTTCCGTATCCGCAACGCAGACGGGGGATTGAGCAATGGGAACAATGTTTTTAGACGCGGAAGAGATCCGCGAGATGACCGACCGCAAGACGCGCGTGGCACAGCGACGCATGCTGAACGCCCTGGGTATCGTCTACCGCATCCGCGCCGACGGTGGTCTGCTGGTGCTGCGATCGCACGTGGAGCGTGAACTGGGCGGCGCACCAGCGGCTGCAGCGCGCAAGAAAGAATTCGTACCAAACTGGAGCGCGGCGAATGCCTAGAAAGAGATTAAAGGAAAATGCTGGGCTACCTGCCCGTTGGGTGTTTGCGCATGGTGCTTACTATTATCAGGTACCTGCTGGACTGGAGGAGCGCTGGGATGGCAAGAGAAAATTCCGGCTGGGCGCCACGCTACCCGATGCCTATGCGGAATGGGCAAAGCGTCTGGAAGTGACTGACTCAGCCAAGACGATCGGCGCGCTGCTCGACCGCTATTCGCTGGAGGAACTGCCGAAAAAGTCACCTCGGCACCAGGTCGAGCGGCGCCGCGCGCTGCGCAACCTTAAGGCTGTTTTTGGCGATGCGCCGCTCGACTGGATTCGGCCGCAGAACGTCTACCAGTACGTCGAATCTCGCAAGGCAACACGTATCGCCGCCCACCGAGCTGTCGACGCGCTCTCGCACGCCTTCACAAAGGCCGTGGAATGGGGGCTGATCGACCGTCACCCTTTCAAAGGCGAGGTTCGCCTGGAGGGCGAGGCGCCGCGCGTGCGCTACGTGGAGGACTGGGAGCTGATCGAGGTACTGGCACTGCCCAGCAAGCGCAAGCAGGGTAGCGTATTGATGTTGCAGGCTTACATCCGACTCAAGCTGCTCACCGGCTTGGCCCGAAGCGACCTATTACGCCTGAACCCGGCCGAAGCCTTCAAGGAAGATGGCATCCACGTGACCAGGCACAAGACGGCCGGCAAAACTGGAAAATCGACGATCTATGAGTGGAACGACGATCTACGCGCTGCTGTAGCAACCGCCACCGCGGTTCGACCAGCAAGAGTAGATCACCTGCTGTTCTGTACCCGCGTCGGCGAATGCTACATCGATCCAGTTAAGGAGACCGCCAGCGGCTGGGACTCCATGTGGCAACGTTTCATGATTCGTGTCATGGAGGAAACAACACTCACAGCTCGTTTCACCGAGCATGACCTGCGCGCCAAGTGCGCCAGCGACGCCGAGTCGCTGGACCATGCCCGCGCACTCCTCTCACACGTGGATAGCCGCGTCACAGATCGTATTTATCGCCGCAAACCTGAGCGCGTGAAACCGGGGAAAATCGGCTTCGAATAA